CATCTCCTCGCCCTCCTCATACTCCTCCTCGCCTCCCTCGGCCATCTTCTTACCCTTAGACTTCTTCTCGTAACCGGGGATAGCCATGCCATCAATCTCGATGACCTCCGCCTTTCCGTTCTTACCAAGAACGATAGTCGCCATTGTTTGGAAAGCCTCGCCTTCCTTCAAGTTCTCGGGGATTTCGACGCCTTTGGGAATGGTAAATACCGGCATGAAGCGAGCATCAGACTCATGGCATGTATGTCAATCAAAAACCCCCCACCAGCCTTTCGGGCCGATGAGGGGCTGCTCCAACAACGGAGCTGTGAGACAAACAACCTATGAGATAATCCGGTGGCAACAATCGCCGAAAAGAAAAAACCCGCAAGCATTTTCACGCCTGCGGGTCTGTGAATTATTAGCTCGATTACGAGCAGATGATGGTGGTCAAAGCGCCGGTGCAACGACGGAAGATAATCGTCATGCCCTGGTTAGTGAAGATTGGCTCGGGAGCATGAATGAACTCAGCATAGTGCTGACCCTTCTTCTCCAGAGGATCGGCGCAATCCACATCGAGCTTGTAGGCACCAGTCACCCACTGCCACTCGCCCATGTAGTTGGTCGGCATCCAGCTCAAATCACCAACACGGTTCACAGGACGCACAATGTGCGACTTGAACACATACGGGGTGACAACGAACGCAGCCTCGAACGGAGCAGTCACCCAGCTTGAGTTGACGCTGAACACCGTACCCTTCGTGCCATTGGCGCTGGTAAACGGCTGAACCAGCGTGTACTTGCCACCAGCGTAGGTGTAGCGGGGCGGGAACAGATTCGGCACATGCCGGAAGTTCTTAATCACCCGATTCGCGCCAATGCGCTTGAGCAACTCAGCGCCGCTGCCGCTGCCCATATCAGCCTGACGCAGATCCTCACGGAACGCGGGGTTGTTCTGAGCGATGCGCTGCGAAGCCTCCAAGCCGATGTAGAGCGGGAACACCGGGCCGTCGCTGCTGTAGCTGATGAAGCCAGAGCTATCAGGATTGGTAGCGCCGTTGCGGATCAGCGTGGCAGCAGCCACATCGAGCATCTCCTGAGTCAGCTCGGAGGTGGACTGATTGAGCGCCTGACCAGCGGAGCCGGTCTGAATCCAGGGCAACTCATTCACGCCAGACGGAATCGTCTCAACCTGAGTGAAGGACGAGTCGGCCACAGCCTTGATGGCGTACTTGGCGAACATGTTCTGGTAACGGGTTTCCCAAGAACGCTGAGCGCGGATGGAGAGCTTCTCAAGGTACACGCGCAAGAACGCCTCGACGCGATGGTCGAAGGTCAGATCGTCCTTACACAAGAGCGGACCTTTGAGGGCGAAACGCTCAGGACTCCAGGTAACGGCATTATAGCCGACCGGAACGTCATTGTAGGTGACATCGCAAGCGCCACCGTTATCGCCGGGATTGCCGCTGGCGAGCGTGATGGCCGACCACTCCTCAGCCGCAGTCGGCTCGATAGAGGTGGTGGTGAACGAGGTCTGGGTCAGACCAGTACCTTGAGGATACTCGCCGCGCTCAATCATGTTGAGCCACATCGAGCGGTACGAGGCGCGTTTGTAAACGTCCTGCGCGAGCGACTCAGTAGCCACCGCGAAGGCGTTGAAGACATTAGGACAAGCCATGAGATTATGAAATTAAACCGACGTTATCTGCGTTATGGTTGGCCATCTATCCACCACACGGTGGCTGATTATCCAACCTGCTGAATGCGGAGTGTCATTGCCGCTTAGACGGTTTTGCGATGGCTGACCAAGCCTCCGCATTGCTTAAGGTCGTTACGCGCACTGACGCACAAGGGCGACTAAAGTGTCAATCACAATTAGTAATTGGCCGCAAACTCATCGGTCAGCTCCGACTGCTCCGCCATGTAGCTCTTGTATCCACAGAGTAGGCCAAGTTTATGGGGTTGGATAATATGCTCCTTCGCGATGACTCCACGGAATGTGTACGGACCTGGGAAGATTCCCGTCATCAGAGCGTAGAAGTCCACTCCGTCGGTTTTCAACCCTTTGCGCGCATCGACCAATAGCTTTCCATTGTCATACTTGGTCGTTTTAACATCGATGCAAAATCCCGGTGGCGGCGGGACAATCGCGTCATAGAGCGGATGCGGAGGATTACGATCCGTATCCAGATCAGGATAAACATTGAACAGCTTGCAGAAAGCTAACTCGCCGCAGATTCCCTCAAGATCGACCGTATGCGGATCTTCCGCACTGATTTTTAGGTTCACCACGTTGAAATATCGATTCTTACCATTTCGATTCTTGGCCACGAAATGGGCGAGCTTACGCTCCGCTGTTGATAGAGAAATACTTTGACCAATTTTGATTTTGTTTAGCATGGTCAAAAAGGCGGAAAATTTTTGAGGGGGGTATCGTAAACGAAGCCCACCCGCAAAAGGGGTGCCACCCTGCCAGTCAAAAACTGTGCCATCCCCTAGGAAAAACAATCCTTTTCTGTCATAAGCAAAACTTATGACGATCATAAGACAGCCCGTCGCGCACAAACACTGTTATGTTTACTTCGAATCGGATTCGCTCACGACTTGCACCTCCGTGATTCTATCCGGCATCTGACCCAACAGATTGATGGACACACTCGCTTGTTCCCCTTGTTCGCTCCACCCGAACACAAGCGCGGAACGCTTCGCCACGCTGCCCAGAATAGTCTCACGAACCGATTCATCTTTGATGCCGTCCAACGAATAACCTTCGATCCTCTCAATCGTTGCAGCTGCATCGGCGGCAAGGCGATTCCTGACAAGGATCGAAAGCGATTCTAAGCTTTCGGTTTTCTTTTCAATGCAAACCGTTTGCATCTCCCTCTTAACTTTCGTCACTCCCTCTAGAGATGCTCGTTTGCATAGAGTCGTTTTATTCACGCCTAGTTTGCCCGCTATCGTCTCCCAATCCATTCCGGCAAGGTAGAGGTTGCAAGCCTCACGCCAGACTTCCTTTGGCATTTTCATTCCGGCAACCTACGGAACGCTAAGGAATCCGGCAAGGAATCGGTTTCCACCCCTCAAAAATTCGATTTTTCGCTTCGCCAGGCAAACGCTCTCAAAAATTTTTTATGCGTTTTCCCCAATGAATCCGGCCCTTTTCACTCTCTCTCAAAAGAAAAGCAAAATTTATTTTGACTCTCTCCCCTCTCTCCCCTAGCCTGTCCGCACCAATGAAAGCAACCGAGACAATGAAGCTGATGAAGCAGGCCCGAGAAATCAAAAGCCCCAAGCATTACCAGCTTCTCTTTGGACGATTCCAAAGCTCGCTCAAACATTTGAGCGTCGACCTTCAGGACTCAGCCAATCGCGAGTTCCACCGGGTGGCGCAAGCTGGATGGAACAAACGAAACTATTAAACGCATCACCTATCGTCAGCCCATGAAAGAGAACCTCCTCACCGCCGTCGCAGACTCCGTCGCAACCGGACTCCCCGTTGACGTCCCCATCTCATTCGAAAGCGTTGACTCCGCAATCGAATTTCTCCGCTCCCGTTTCATGGACGTTGATTGGGACGGTTTCCCCAATCGAGTCACAATCTTTGGTGATGATCAACGCATCGAAGGCGACGAAGACGAAGGCCTTTGGGTTCTCAACCTCGTTTTCGCTCCCGCTCCCGCTCGTTTCGGCGACGTCAACGCTATCTAATCCATGAAACGCTCAACCCTCAAACGCATCGCCATTGCAGCTGCAATCATCGCCATTGTCCTCATCCAAGCTTATCTTGAATCCTCCTTCGGCATCACCCCCAACCACTAAATCCAATGAACGTTCACCTAACCCTCAAATCATCCAACGTCAAAACCGGACCAATCCCGGTGTCAACATCATCGGCCGTCACTTGCAGTGACGCTTGTCCATTCAAGAAATCCGGCTGCTATGCCGACTCCGGACCGCTTGCGCTTCATTGGAGCAAGGTTACAAGCGGACAGCGCGGTTTTGACTGGTCTTCCTTCCTTGCCAAGGTCCGCTCATTCCCAGCTGGTCAATTATGGCGGCATAATCAGGCGGGTGATTTACCGGGTGTTGGTGATTCAATTGACGCAACCGCACTAGACGAACTTGCAACCGCCAACACCGGCAAACGCGGTTTTACTTACACCCATAAACCGTTGACACCCGACAATCTGTCCGCAATTCGGACCGCCAATGAGCGCGGTTTCGTTGTCAATCTGTCCGCCAATTCGGTGTCGCATGCTGACACCCTTGCCAAGACAGGCCTCCCGGTTGCGGCCGTTGTCCCTCAGGACAGCGCGGACCGTTTCACCACACCCGAAGGAAACCGCGTAGTTATCTGTCCGGCCCAACGCGTTGACGGTATTTCCTGCGACAAATGCCGACTCTGCGCGAAAGGAAACCGTGGGTTCATCGTCGGTTTCAAGCCACACGGAACGGGTGCCAAACGGGTGCAACGCATCACAACGGCCGGAAATTGACGGTCCGCTTCAATCTATCCGAAAGGGTAGGTTGACGCGTCTCTTCAATCTCAATCTCAATCAATCAAAACTCAATCCATCAAATCCAATGATCAACCGATACCCCGGCCAATGCGTCCAATGTCACGAATACGTTCCCTCAGGCTTAGGAACCGTCACCAAACGCAACCGCGCATGGCGCATAGACTGCAATGCATGCACCGGCCGCATGCCTGAGAATTCCGGCCTTGTGTGCGTCAAAACCTCCTCCGGTTGGACAGGCACGCGCAATGCGCGCGGGCGTTGCGAAGACGCGCCATGCTGCGGGTGCTGCTCTTTCTAAACCCTAAACCCAACGAATAAAAAACCATGTCCAATATCCCGCTTGTCCCTTTCCTACGCTTGCGCGAGTGCGAGGAACCTTTCGTAATGCACGGCCGTCGTTGGCTCTTTGTCACCTGTCTACGCGCAGACGGTTTTCCCGACATTGGAGTCTATTCTTTCGACACCGATCTTTGCCACGATTACCTAGCGTGGCGTGAAGCTTTCAACCTCAAATAAAACCCAACGCATCCAATGACATCAATCCAACGCATAGAAACGGCCGTGGACAACCTGATCAACGGAAACCTCACGCACGCACGCAAGTCCGCACGCGGCCTGACATATTCTGACATATTCGACTGGCTGACTGGTCCAGTCGGATGGACGGAAAAACGCTCCCGCGCATGCGCGGATTATCTGATCGGCCGCATAGACTACCGCACCTATTGCAAAGCGGACCGTTGACCTCTCCTCCGCGCTTCATTCGAAAGAGTGGAGCGAAAGGGTAGGCCACCTATCCGCAACCAATCCAAAGCATGAAAACCATTCACGAAATCATCCAAGAAATCCAATTTTTCGACCCTGCAATCCGCGCATTTGACGCGCATGATCTACCGCAATCCGTCCGCGCGTACCTGCACCATAACTACCGCATGGACGCGCGCCTGACGGAGGAAGAGCAACAACTTGTTGAAACCTCATTCGAGCCGTTCGCCGACAACATCCGCGAAGCATTTCAGGACGATCCAAGGCCTGACGCAACTCGGTTCTATCTGTTCGACGATCTTAGTCTGTACGTCAAAACGAATGCCGGACCGGAGCTATGGGCCGACGCGCAGGTATTTGTCGTCGAACGAATTCTCCCGAGCATGCGCCTGACGCGCCTTGAAGCGGACTTGATGCGTGAAATCGGAATGGACGATCAAGTCAACGAGGTTCGCGATGATTTCTATTCCTCCTTCGCGCATGTGCTGCACCGCGACTGCGGCATCCCGCATTGCGACGCGCGGAATCACTGGAACGCCTGGAGCCGTCAAGCTCCCGATTCGCTGACAGAAAGCCTAGAGCTAGGCGGCGGCGAATCAGGCCGCGCGGAGGGCATTCGTTTCGCGTCGGAATACAGTGTCACAAACGCCTGAAAACCCATGAAATACAAAATCGGATACAACCATACCTCGCCCGAGTTTGCGTCTTCCTATGCTGACGCGCGGAAAGCGGTTCGGCGTGAGGCTCGGACGCGCCGCATGATCGGCATGACGATCCGCCTCCGCTCGGTCAAATGCGACGACGGCGAATACCTCTACCTATCAACCGCCGATCTTCGCCAAGATTGCGACGGTTCGCGCGCCTTCGCGGTCATCTCCGAAAACCCCAACGATTGAAATAAAACACCCCATGAAATCCCATACCCCCGCCCCTTGGATTGTCCGATTCGATGAAGATCGATTCGACTCGAAACTGTCTGTTCTTGAGGTCATCGATGGAAGCGATGCGTCATTGAGTCATCCGCAGGGCGAACTTGTTCTTGCGCGAGTCAATGTCAGCGCGTTTGCGCCGCACATGGACGAACCGCTCGCCAACGCTCGCCTAATCGCCTCCGCACCCGATCTTCTCGCCGCCCTCGAACGCCTCGCGCATCCAATGGCCGACGACGAGGACTTGGACTACGCGCGCGAAATCATCAAGAAAGCGAAAGGCCAGCTATGAAAGTCTATTGGACGGCATTTTACGGAAGGAGTGAATACACGTTTCAAGGTCGCAACGCCAAGCGTGACGCGTATCGACTGGTCAAACGATTCGGTGGGCGTGTGGTTCGTGAAATCATCAAATCCCACGAATAAACCGCATCCGCGCATCAAATTATGCATCCATTGCTTTTATCCGCTCTCATTCAGGTCGAATCCGGTGGAAACGATCAGGCCCGAGGCCGTCACGGCGAGCTTC